AAGACTTAGCCTCTTTAGCATTGGACGGTGTTACGTCGTAACAGGTTTTACGTTGCACCAGTGCAGAATCTATTCGCTCTCAGGAAGTTGCAACAGTGTTAAGTTAATCCACTTCCCCAAGCATGCATCGTATCGTAGAATCTTCCGTCGAGTCAGGTATTCTTTAAAACTTTTAATCGATGAGTTGGTTAAATTGATTTGGGCTTTGATGTTATCGTTAAGCTGCTGAGTAGTTAATATCTCAGGCCATAGCGATATAAAGTCTGATAGTCTTACGGAATGTATATCCTTGTTAAACTTTGCTTTCGATATCGCTCTTAGCCGGATTGATTCCATGTGATCCCTATCTTCCTTCCAGCGTTTCTTTCTTACGTTGGCTAGTCTATAGCGGTTGTTTAGTCTTCTTTTCTTTTCCATGTAGGTTAGTTAACGCGTAAGAACGAACGAAGACCCCCTAGCGACCGTGAGGGAAGCGAATAGGGGGAATGAGTGAGTTCCCCTTACCTCCCTTTAGGGAGTAAGACAGATGTCCGCCAGTCGAAGCAGGGGTCATTAGGGGTCGTTCCAAAGTAGGGGTAAAAGGTGGGTATGAGGGTAAGGTGACCTATCAGTGCTTAAAGCGTGCTGGCGACCCCTTAGCGTGCTTGGAATCGCTATGCCTTGCCTCGACTTTAAGTGTAGGTTCTGGGGCTGGTGCGGATAGTTCGCCGTACTCCCACCTAATTTGCCCTGCTTCGCGGGCGTGTCGGACGATGATGTCCCCTGCGAAATCTCCGTTGGCGTTTAACATACCCGCACGGCCTCGTCGTTTGGTCAGTGAGAATTTAAATACTGGTTCTTCTCCTGGCTGACGAACAAGCACACCGACCTCTCGGACGTAGTTAACCAGTTCCGATGCCCCTGCCCCCGAGTAGGCTAGATCGGACGGAGTCTGCCCTTCTTTGTCTTTGGCTGACTTTGGTTTGGTCGTATGGTGAACGGCCACGAGTATGCACCCTGTCTCTTCGAGTATGCGCGCGACGCCGTGTCTTAGAAATTGAGTCATCTCCTGCTGATCGGAGAGTTCTATACCTGCGAAGCTGAGCAAAGGGTCGCACACGAAAACTTGCGCACGATGCAGCTCGATGAGCGAACGCATTGAATCTAGGAATGCTTGCCCGACTGAATGAGTGTCGCGGTAGATAAATAAATTCTCATCTAAAAGTTTCTGTTCGGATTCGTATAGATTCATTCCAGCAGTGATGTCCTGCCATGCCTCGGCAACATCTCCTAAATTATTTTCCGACTGAGTCATGACTACCCGCAATGGTTCTTTCGCTTTGATGCCGAAGAATTGGCGATTGATTGCAAGCGATACTAAAAACTGTAAGCAGAAAGAAGATTTACCTACGCCTGACTGCGACACCAGTAGGAGTGACCCGCCCTTACATAGCCAGCGATTACCGATAACACACTCTTGGTCTGCCTTCCTATCGAATGATTTCATCGCTTCTGTGTTCATCAATACCGGGCCGACTTTCTTATCTCGCTTAATTAAACTCTTTAGAGTCCCTTCGTTGTAAGCAATTAAAGATTCTGGGTCAGCGTTCGGATCAGAGGCAAGTCGTTGGACGTGTTCTGCATTGATGGCGATTGCACGGAGAGCTGCGGTGCGTTTTATCTCATCGCTCCAAGCCTGGTTAAGTCGTGATTCTTTTACCTCGCTCGTTAGTTCGTTAATGTAGTGTGCCTGCACCGTTGAGTTGTTTGCCCGCAGTGCATTGAGGATAACAAGTTCGTCAGGATGATTACCTTGCTCGTTTATTGCTTTTACGCAGTAGGCAATCTCTTGGTGGATTGGTTCGTAAAATTCGGCAGGCGATAGGTCTTTAATGTCCAGACCATCACGGATCACAACGCCGAGCAGGTAGCGTTCAGCGTAAATTGCAGAGGGGAGTTTTAACATAGGGTTGTTGGGAGAGTCGTATGTGTCGGCAGTTGGGTTGCCGTTCAAGATAATTATTTAGCGTCGCGTTTCCAGTATATCGAGTTTGAGTAGCGGAGAGGTGTCCAATCGGCAAAGTCCGGTAAGTAATGGAGTTTCGTTTTAATGAGGCCTGTGCAGGCGTATTGTATTTTCTCAACGCGGAATTGTAAGCCGTGTTTCTTAGCGTAGGCGTCGACTGCGTCTTTACTTACTTGAAAGTGATTGGCTATCTCTTGGCGCGTAACCCATTTAGCAGGTAGTTTATTTTTGCCTTTGGCTTGTGCTATTCCTTGCAGTGCATTGTGCAGGCGATTTGATAGTTTGTTGATGTCGTTGTTCATTTCTTCGGTGACCATATATTTAGATCAGACTGCCAGACCCAATTATCTCCGACGCGATGTGCGAGCCATACTTTCCAATCGTTACCGTCTATAAAGCCGTAAGCGAAACCCTGACCGTGTCGGCTCGTCGCTAATCTCATCGAGCTATAAGCCATGTCATCGGTACGGCATAGGCAACCAGCGGAGTAAGCTGCACCGCCTCCGTGCTTCTGTAAATTTACCTGTTCGAGTCGGTGAATGTGTCCGCAGATAAAACCGCCACCTGTGTCCGCATAGTGTATGCCTTGCTGGATTACTGCGTTCGTGCCGTGTGCATAGCCGTGACCGAAAGCCACAGGCCCGAGGCGATAGATTCCTTTCTTAGCGTGATAGGGTAATATTACTTTTGCACCGGCTTTTCTCGCAGCTGAATTGATAGCGGTCTTAACGTCCTCGCAATAGTCGCGGACAAGTGCCGAGCCTGAATTGCTGATGAGGTTGTCTAAGCGTGCCTCGTGATTGCCCCACAGGTACACTGTTGGCTTAAACATATTTAGGAAGTCGATGCCACCTTGTATATCTTGTTTAAGACTCTCAGCAGATTCCGCATCGTTACCGACTCCACGACGCAGTGATCGGAAGTCAAAGCAGTCTCCGAGGTGTACGCGCACGGTAGGCTTGTAGTCTTTAATAAATTGCTGGACGGCTTGGAACGACTCATCGTCAACCATATCACCGTGGTTATCGCCTACGGCTACGAAGCGGATGGGTTTGTTAGTACTCATTTTTTTAGGGTTAAATTCATCTGCTTGATTATATCGTCTCGCATCTGCTTTGCTTCAGTAAAGTCTTTAGAAAGTTTCCGCATAATAAATATGTCGGTTCGTTTAAGCCGGAAGTAATAATAGTTACCACCTGGTTGTTTAAATAAATAACTGCGTTCGGGGTCGAAGGTGTGGAACGTACTTTTCGGGCGGTTCTTGTTTCCTATCTTCGAATCGCTCGGACATGACGCCAACCAGTAAGCCCGTTGTGCGCTGATCCCGAGTCTCTCCGCATACTCCAACTGCTCCGAGGTCAGGAAAGGTCTCGGCTCGTCCGTCGTGTTGTCGCTTATAAACTCCATCGGCTTGCGAGTTGTCGGCCTTCAGAAATAATTGAGTGCCGTTGGTCGGCGTCAAAATGATACTCTTGGTCGAAGCGTACGATGTCTCGAATCTCGCAGATACTATTTGCCTCCTCCGAGTTCGCAGCTGAAACACCGGCAGTAGAAATATATACCGTGCGAATCCGCCAGCCAAGAGGTATTAAAACCTTCTGACAAACTGTCAGCTCGTTCAGGTAACGCCAGTCGGTACAGATTACGGTGTCCAGTGGCATACCTTCATCGTCGTATCCCTGTGCGACGGTTTGGGCCATGATGTCGGCGAAGACCGAGGGCTTTAATGCACGGGCAAATGTTCCGAGGGCAACCAGTGCTTGTCGATTTTCCTGCTTGAAATCGTCATTATGAAAGTCACCGCGTAACTCGAGGCAGTCGAGGAATACATTGGCGGTATCTTTTAATGAGTCGGCAAAATTAATCTTCTCTGCCGTGGATTCAGACCACTCGAGTATGCCTGAGCCGAGCGTGTCCTTGCCTGCCCTCGCGTATCCGCAGATTAAGACCAATGTCCGTTTAGGGAATATAGATTCCAACGGATCAGTGTGCGCTGAATCGTCCACGTTAGAATGGAGAGTCAGGCTTCGTGAAGTCAGGTACTTGAGGTGCTTCGGCGTTAAGCGTTGGCTGACCATTTGAGTTACCTAAGATTGATTTGATAGACTTGAATTTATATTTAAATTGCGGGCGTCCGTTCCATTCACCGTTAGGAGTCACTTCGAGGTCTACTTCGGCTACACAGTTCGCAGCTGAGTTAATGCAGTCAGTAAAATCTTCAAGCGTCATTTGCTCGGGAGACTGAACATACTTGTTCGTAAATTTTCCGACGAGCATAGCGACTGACTTCGTGCCATACTGCGTGGAGTAGTTTTTATTAAAGCAAAGACCTTCTGCAGTCATGAAGAAAACTGACACCGATGGAAAGCC